GCATATTCCCTTAACAGCCCTGAATTTGCCGACTTAATCGGCATTCGCCCTACTTATTCTGGCGTGAACATCGGCGGACAGACGGCGCTTTATGTTCCGGCTGTGCTTCAGGCTATCCGGTTGATCTCCGAGAATATTGGATCGCTTCCTTGCAAGCTCTATCGAGAAACGGCAGACAGCAAGGAAGAGGCCAAGGCCCATCCCGCCTATCGTATCGTCCACAAGCGGGCGAACGAGTATACGGGCGCTGGCGAATTTCGCGTAGCCCTCACCGCTGACGCTTTCACTCACGGCAATGGCTACGCTCGCGTGATCCGGTATCCCGACGATGGACGCCCCTACGCTTTCGACTATCTTGAGCCGGGCAAGGTCACGACGCTGAAGCACCCGCTGACGGGCGCGCCGGTCTATCGTGTTTCCGAAGAAGACGGCGGCACCCGCGATTATCCCTTCACCGAAGTTCTTCACCTTCGCTCGTTTCTCGGCAAGTCGCCGATCTCGTTCGGCAAGGAAGGTATCGGCCTTGCTGCAATCCTTGAGCGCCACGGCGCGCAGTTCTTCGGTTCCGGCGCTCGACCGACCGGCATTTTTACCAACGAAGGTAAGGCCATCACTGGCGACGACTCGAAGGGCGCTAACACGGTCATCAATATTCTGAAGTCGTTCCGCAAGTGGAAGGACAACGCGAACGGTGATCCGCTCATTGTAGATGGCGGTTGGAAGTATGAGGCCCAGACGATGGCCTCAACCGATGCGCAGTTCATCGAGAATCGCGATTTCCAGCTTGACGAAATCGCTCGCATCTTCGGCGTTCCGCCGCATCTTGTATTCAACTTTAAACGCCAGACTTGGAGCAACGCCGAAACCATGGGCGCTGCGTTCCTCACGCTTTGCCTGAAGCCGTGGCTGGACCGCTGGACGGACGCCCTTGCGACCGTCCTTCTCAGCGAAGACGAGCAGGCCAGCCATTCTTTCGAGTTTGTGACCGACGACCTTATGCGCGCCGACGCGGCCAGCCGCACCGCGAACATGACTGCCCTGGTAACGAATCGCATCATGACCCCGAACGAAGTCCGAGCGATCCTGAACCTTCAGCCGCTTCCGGGCGGCGATGAACTCACCAATCCGCACACGACCAGCAACGCCGCGCCGACTTCGGCCCCGGCGCAGGAACCCGCATGATCGAACACCGCGCCTTTTTCGGCGACGGCGAAAAGACCTTCGCCTTCCCTACCCGCGAACTTATCGAAGAACTTGAGCACAAGACCGGCCAGCCCATCGGCGCGCTTTTTCGCCGGTTCCAGAACCATGACTTTTCGTTCTCCGATCTGACCGAAATTATCCGGCTCGGCCTTATCGGCGGTGGCGCTTCGCCCGCCGACGCCGATCGGCTCGTGTCTGTCTATTCCATCGGTCGCCCGCTCACCGAAAGCTTCCTTGTCGCGCTCGGCATCATCACGGCGCGGTTCCTCGGCACTGAAGAAGACATCGACGAAAAGCGACAGGCCGCAGCGTCCGGCGATCTCGCCGCATCGATCCGCGCCGCCTACGAAGATGACGCCGAATGAGCGAACGCCTCGAATTCAAGGCCGCGCTCACGGTTGACGACGCTGGCACCATCACCGGCATTGCATGGCCGTTCGGTTCCCCGGATCGCGTCGGCGACCTGATCGAAAAGGGTGCGTTCGCCTCGCCGGAAGTCTTGCCGATGCTGTTCGCCCACGATCAGGAGCAGCCCATCGGCGTATGGAATGAAATTAGCGAGACCCCGGACGGCCTGACCGTCAAGGGTAAGTTGCTTATCGATGAAGTCACCAAGGCCCGCGAAGTCTATGCATTGATCCGCGAGCGCGCCCTGTCCGGCCTGTCCATCGGCTTCCGCACGAAGGCAGCGAAGCCCCGCCAGCGCGGGCGCACGATTACCGCCCTCGACCTTCACGAAATCTCAGTTGTCGCCGTCCCCAGCCATCCCGGCGCGCAAATCACGTCAGTAAAGGCCGCCGATGGCACGGCAGACCAGAAGGAAACCACCTTGGAAAATGAAGCAGAACTTGAAGTGAAGAACGACCCGGTAATCTCGCCGGAAGACCTGAAGGCCCTCAAGGCCGACGTTGCAACGATCAAGGCGAAGCTCAATCGCCCGACCGCTGCGAACAACAATCACCCGACGCCGGCCAATGACAACGGCTTTGAGCGCAAGGCTTTCAATCTGTTTCTTCGCCGTGGCGTCGAACGCATGTCCGCCGATGAAGTGAAGGCGCTCACGGTCGCCAACGACACGAACGGCGGCTTCCTCGCCCCGGAAGAAGTCGGCAATGAGCTTATCAAGCTTCTGTCCGAATATTCGCCGATCCGCAGCTATGCCCGCGTCGTCTCGATCTCGGCAGAGTCTATCAAGTATCCGCGCCGCGTGTCCGGCACCGCTGCAACGTGGGTGGACGAAACCGAAGACCGCACTGAAAGCGGTATGACGTTCGAACAGGTCACGCTGACGCCTATCGAGCTGGCAACCTTCACCGACGTTTCGAACCAGCTTCTCGAAGACAACGCCTATGGCCTTGAGGGCGAACTTCTGTCCGACTATGCGCTGTCGTTCGGCCAGACCGAAGGGCTTGCATTCGTCAAGGGCACGGGCGTCAAGCAGCCGAAGGGCATCATGACCGCTTCCGGCATCAAGGAAGTGAAGACTGGCGTTGCCGCTGCCTTCCCGACCGCGAGCCCGGCAGACGTGCTTATTGGCATGTATCACGGTATTGCAACGACGCACGCCAACAACGGCGTCTGGCTCATGAACCGCACCACGCTTGGCACCATTCGCCAGTGGAAGGACGGCACGGGCCGTTATCTCGTTCTCGACCCGATCACCGCAGGCGGCGCTTCCACCCTGCTTGGCCGTCCGATTGTCGAGATGCCCGATATGGACGATATCGGCGCTGGCAAGTTCCCGATCCTTTTCGGCGACCTGTCCGGCTACCGGATCGTTGACCGCGTCGGACTTTCGACCCTTCGCGACCCCTACACCCTCGCAACGAAGGGGCAGGTTCGTTTCCACGCCCGCAAGCGCGTCGGCGCAGACGTGACGCACCCTGACCGCTTTATCAAGCTGAAGGTCGCGGCCTAATCCATGACCTACCAGCGGCCCGCATATGAACAGGTGACGATCGCACACGGTGGCAACACCGTGACGCTTCGCCCTAACTTGCGGGCCGCTGCTACCCTTGAGGCACGTCACGGCTTCCCGGCACTGTTCCGCGCGCCGTTCGACCTCAATCTCACGATCATCTCCGACATCATCCTGACCGCATCCCGTCCCGGTCATGATGCAACGGCTTTCCTGTCCTCAATCTCCGGAAAGCCGCTCTTCCCTTTCTTCATGGCCGTGCGTCAGCCGCTCGCCGATCTCGTTTCTATGTTCATGCCCGCGCCTAATCCGAAGGCCGAGCCCTCGACCGGCACCGGCAAGCCTATGCCGTGGTCTGAAGTATTCGCGACTCTCTATGACAGCGAGACCGGCTGGCTTGGCTGGACGCCCGACACCGCTTGGAACGCGACCCCGACCGAAATCACCCGCGCCATGTCCGCCCACTTTGACCGGCTCCTGACGACGGGCGTTCTCATTCGCGACAAGGCGACCGCGAAGGCACCCGATCCCGAACAGGCAGCGCGAAACATCGCCGAAAACCTCGACCCCGAATTTGACCGCGCCGGGCTTCGCGCCCTCAAGGCGAAGATCTCACAAGGAAACTGAGAATGATCGATCCCTTCGAACAGTATGCCCGCCCTCACCCTGGCACCTTCGACAATGCTCTTGCGATCACCCCGGACAACGACAACGATTTGTCGGTTGCTCCGAGCCTCATCTGGCTTGGAACGCCCGGCGACGTGCGGATTACCGCGCAGAACGGCGAGACGGTCACGCTCAAGAATCCGAACTTGCTGCCCTTCCTCCTTGCGAGGGCCAAGCGCATCCATGCGACCGGAACCACGGCCAGCGACATCGTTCTGTTGTGGTAATCATGAGCTTGCCGCCTCGCATCTGTTCATGTGGAAACGTCGTGCCTCATGCCGAGCTCTGCGCTTGTCAGAAGAAGGCCCGGCAGGAGCGTGGTGCGCGTCATGATGCACGGCGTCCTTCGGCCCGTGCGCGCGGCTATAACCATGAATGGCGCAAGGCTCGTGCCGACTACCTCGCCACGCATCCGCATTGCCGGGAGTGCAGCAATCACGGCGTCACCCGCCTTGCATCCGTCGTGGATCACATCATCCCGCATCGTGGCGACCAGCGCCTGTTCTGGCATCGCGCCAATTGGCAGCCCCTTTGTTCGCCTTGCCACAACTCGATCAAGCAGCGGTTGGAAAGGAACCTCTAGTGCGAAAGATCACCCTTCAGCCGGGCGTTTGGACGGAAGTCGATGCGGCCCGGTTCATTCAATCGAAGTCTAACCAGTCAGGCATTCGCATTCACTATAGCTTTCATGATGATCCCGTGCCGGCACCCGACACCGATCTCTATTTCGTCACGCAGGAATTCGACCTCAAGCCGTTTGCCGTGCCGGAAGTCACTGGCGTTCTCATTCACCTTATGCCGGATGAAGACATGCCGGTTGAGGTGGTGACGTTCTAATCCATGCCCCCCACCGAACGCGCTCGCCAGATCGACAAGGAAGAATTCGCAGCCGAGTGCGCAGCCATCCGGCAGCGCGCCTATGCTCGCCTTGGGTTGAAGCCGCAGCAGGACAAGCGTGTTGAACGGTGGTTGAGGCGGAATGTCTCGGCGACCCGGTTCAACCGCTCGGTTCCTCCTGCCAGCTTACGAAAGCCCGCCGTAATGCACGAAGCGTTCGGAAAAGCGCAGTCCATGGACCAATGGGCCGACGAATACGGCATTGCAAAAGGCACGGTCCGCACGCGCCTGAAGCTCGGCTGGACGCTTGAGCAGGCATTGAGCACCCCGCCCGGCAATACCGGCAAGCGCGCCCATCGGCCTAAGCCGGGGGTGGTCTCCATTTTTGAGCCTTCCGAGGGGACCGGCGCGGGGAGCACCGCACAAGAGACACCGAATATAACTTTTTCAGGGAATGACGCATGACCGCAGTAAGTCTTGAACTCACCAAGGCTCATATGAAGGTGGATGGAACCGCCGAAGATGAGCTTATTTCCCTGTATCTTGAGGCCGCAGAGACGTGGAGCGGGAATTATATCGGCAAGCCGATTGCCGATCTCGACCCCGTTCCGGCAGATGTGAAAATCGCGATTTTGAAGCTCGTCTCCTTCTATTACGAGGTGCGCAGCCTCGCGACCTATGGCCTTTCCGTCGATATGGCACCGCAGGGCGTGATCTCGATCCTCGATAGCTACCGCGAAAAGTGGTTCACCGATGGCGAGTAACGGCTTGAAAGAGACGATTGCCGCGATGGAGCGGGTGAAGCTGGCCGCGAAAGAAGCGGCCATGAAGCAGCTTATCAAGGGCGCGAACAACGTCGCCGACGTGCAGCGGCAGCTTGCGCCGGAAGATACCGGCGCACTTGCCGACAGCATCGCCGTGACGCTGCCCGGCCACACGACCCCGCCTTATTCGCAGCCGGGCGGCTCCCGCGTGGTCGGTGAAAATCAGGTGGTCGTCACCGCCGGCAATGCGGACGTTCGGTATGCCCATCTTGTCGAGCATGGAACCTCGCAGGCAGAAGCGCAGCCGTTCTTCTTCCCCGGTTACCGCCTGCTTAGGGACAAGGTGACGCGTTCCACCGCAAGCGCCTATGGCCGCGCCGCTCGCAAGGAGTGGAACCGCAAGTGATTGAACCGACCTTAGCCCTTCAGACCGCAATTCGCGGCGCGCTCGTGGATGCGCCGGGCGTGCTTGCGCTCGTGCCCGCCGGCAATATCCGTTCCGGCAGCACCCGGCCCGACAAGATGCCGTGCATCATCATGAGCGACGGCAACACCGCCTTGCACGGCCACGACTACCGCAGCCAGCGCACGGCATGGGTTTACCTCGACCTTCATATTTGGACGCTGGACGCCGGGCAGGACGCGGCGAAGGAAATCGCGGGCGCGGTAACCGCAGCGCTCGACAAGCCCCTGAATTTTAAGGGGTGCGACTGCGATCATTTCCGCGTCACGCGCTCGACCTTCCCGCGCGACCCTGACCCGGCCTACGGGCACGGCGTCCTTTCCGTTGAAGCCTTTATTCGGTGGATTGTCTGATGCTCAATATTGGAAACATGGATCGCCGCATCTCCATTGAGCGCGAAACGGAAGCCGTGTCACCGTCCGGTGATGCGCGGAAGGCATGGGCGCCGATCGCGACCGTATGGGCCGAAGTCCTTCAGCAGACGGCGAGCGAATTCTTCACCGGCTACGGCGAGGCGGAAACCGGCACCGTGATTTTTCGCGTCCGCTATCGCCCTGGCATCACGACTGCCGACCGCGTGACCTATGACGGCAAGCCCTACGGTCTCAAGGAAATTAAGGAACTTGGCAGGCGCGATGCGCTCGAACTTCGCGGCGAGACGCTGAAGTGACGCACTTGCGAGGCATCAAGCCTGCCCTGAAGTCCGACGCGGAAGCACTGACGAAGGCACCCAAGCCCCCGGCCTACCTGTCCGCGCACGCAAAGGCCGAATGGAAGCGCGTTATACCGCAGCTTATCGCCCGGCGCATCATCACGCGGGCCGATCTTGCGGGCGTGGAAGCCTATTGCAGCGCGGCGGGCGCGGCGCAACAGATCGCCGAACACATGAGCACCGCGACGTTGCCAAACGGCGAGCCGGCCCTTCCGGACCTGAAGCTTGGCGGATTGCAAATCCGATATATGCAGGCCGCGCGGCAGCTTGCCGCAGAATACGGCCTGACGCCGACCTCACGCGCCCGTGTTGGCAGTGCAGCGACCGACGATGACGAAGACGACAATCCGTTGATGATCGGCAGGAACCGCGCCCATGTCTAAGAGCGCATTCCCGCACTGGATTTATGATGGCTCGGTTATCGAAGATACTAACGGCGACGGCGAACGCGCCGTGCAGTTCCTTCGCGCCTTGCGACACCCGGCCAGCAACGCCCCGAAGGGCCGTTTTCAGCTCTACGACTTTCAGGAACGCATGACGATGGGCATTCACGGCCCGCGCAACCCGGACGGTTCCCGTAAGGTGCGAACCGCATTCGTCATGCTTCCCCGTGGCAGTCGCAAGACGAGCCTCGCGGCAGGTTGGGGGCTTTTGCACACCATTGGCCCGGAAGCACGACCGGCAGGACAGGCGATCTTTGCCGCGTCCGACCGCGAACAGGCCGGTATTGGCTTCAAGGAAGCCGCGAACATCTTGCGTGAAGACAAGCGCCTTGTTGCTGCTACCCGCATCTATGACGCCCATAACAGCGCCAAGAAGATCGTTTACAAGCATAACAAAGCGGAATTGCTCGCCGTTTCGAGCGACGGCGCTGCCCAGCACGGCAAGACGCCCAGCTTTGTGCTTGTCGATGAAATCCATGCTTGGAAGGGCCGCGACCTTTGGGAAGCGCTCAAGTCCGGCATGGCAAAGGTGCCCGACACCCTCATGATTATCGCCACGACCGCAGGCCGTGGACAGGATAACATCGGTTTCGAGCTCTACGATTACGCCCGGAAGGTCGCGACCGGCGAGATTGATGACCCGTCGTTTCTACCGATCATCTTCGAAGCCGAACCCGGCGACGACTGGCGCGATGAAGCCGTTTGGCACAAGGTCAATCCCGGCCTTGCCCACGGCTTCCCCGATCTCGGCGGCTTGCGCACGATGGCGCGCGAGGCCGAACACCGTCCTGCCGAACGGTTTGCTTTCCAGCAGTTCCACCTCAATATGTGGCAGGCAGCTTCCCGCGACCCGCTATTCGACATGGCCGTCTATGACGCCGGACACGATAAGACTTTCGACCCTGCCGACCTCGAAAGCCTGCCGTGCTGGCTTGGCGTGGACTTGTCACGCTCCGGTGACTTGACCGCACTTGTTGCCGCGTTCCGTCATGAGGATGGCCGGATCTCGCTTCGCCCGTGGTTTTATCTGCCGTCCGAAGGGCTGGATGACAAGGCCAAGGTCGAACAGGTTCCTTATCCCAGGTGGCGCGACGACAAGCTGTTGAACGTCATTGACGGCCCGGTGATCGAACCCGACGTGATTGCCGATCGGATCATCGATATTTGCGGCACCTATGACGTGCGCGAAGTCATCTTCGATCCGTCGCTTGCCGGGCCGCTCATGTCGAAGCTCATGGATCACGGCATCAACGTGCTTCAGCTTCCGCAGACGGCCAAGCATATGCACGGCCCGATTTGCGATCTCGAGCGCGTCGTGAACGGCCGTCGTATCCGGCACGGCGGGCACCCGATCCTTCGCAATCACTTCGAAAGCGTCGTGGTCAAGCGCGCGACCAGCGCCAGCGAATTGACCACGATGCACAAGGGCACCCGCCACAGCAACCATATCGACGGCGCTATCGCGTCCGCGCTGGCCGTCTTCCGGGCAGCAGCGAACGATAACCAGCGCTCTATCCATGACCTCCCTCCCGAAGAATATGACCGGCTTTTTGACGAAGCCGAAGCAGCATAAGGATTTCCCGTATGGCAGATGATGGCCAGCAGCTTCTTCTTACCTTCGACGCCAAGTTTGAAAGGTATCTTCGCAACTTCGAACGGGCGCAGCAGCAGACCGACCGGCGCTTTCGGGCAATGGAGCAGCGCGCCAAGCAGTCTAGCGACCGCATGGAAAGCGTCTTTGCGAAGGCTGGCAACGGCATCCGCAGCACCTTCAGTTCCATTGGCAACGTCTTCGCCGGCCTCGTCTCGGCGAAGGCCGCGAAGGATCTCATTGACAGCTCGATCAAGATCCAGAATCAGCTCAAGACGACCGGCCTTGCTGGCAAGGAATTGAAGGGCGTTTACGACCAGCTTTTCGCGTCCGCTCAGAAGAACGCCACGCCCCTTGAAGCCCTTGTCACGCTCTATAGCCGCACGTCCGGCGCGGCGAAGGATTTGGGCGCAAATCAGAAGGACTTGCTCAGGTTCACCGATGGCGTGTCGCTTGCAATGCGCGTTTCCGGCCAGTCGGCAGGCGAAAGCGCCGGCGCACTGCTTCAGCTTTCGCAGGCGCTCGGCAACGGCAAGATTCAGGCCGAAGAATACAACAGCCTGCTTGATGCCGGTCGCCCCATCCTTCAGGCGGTCGCGTCCGGCATGACCGAAGCCGGCGGCTCGATTTCGAACCTCACGCGGCTTGTGAAGGATGGCAAGGTTTCGTCCGAAGCCTTCTTCCGCGCGTTCCTTGCCGGTCTTCCGACCCTTCAGCAGCAGGTGGCCGGATCGGAAGCGACCATTTCCAGCAGCTTTGTGCGCCTTCAGAACGTGCTTATCGACGCCGCAGGCCGCTTCGATCACTCCGCGAAGGCGTCGAAGGCATTTGGCTCTGTCATTGATGGCGTTGCGGCTTCTATCAGCGCCGTAAACTTCGATAACTTGATAACCCAGATCGAAGCAGTGACGACCGCTGTTCAGAATAGCATTGCGACCCTGAACAGTTGGGCCGACCAGCTCGGCACGCTTTCCGGCGCGGGCAATCTCGGCGAGATGATCGTTAACTCACTGCCCGGTGACACGACTGTCAAGTCGATTGCCGGTATGAAGATCATTCAGACCGACGCCGTGCAGCGCCGTGTTACGGACGCATTCGACGCACCCGCCACGAACAGCGGCGGACTGACGCCCGAACAGATCAAGGCATTCGCCACCAACTCCGGCGCGATCGCGGGCGCAGCAGCAGCGAAGGTTTCCCGGCTTCCGGCTGCACCGGCGGCGGAAGCGGTCAAGCCGGTGTCCCTTGCCGATTACCCCATTGCGCCCACGAGTGCCGCACCCAGCAGTGCCAGCGGCGCGGGCCGTCGTGCAGGCGGTGGCGGAGGTAGTAGCGACAGTTTCGCTCGCGAACTTCAGGAGCTTCAGTCTCGCACCCAGGCCGTTCAGTCTGCGACCGCAGCGCAGGCTGCATTGAACCCGTTGATTGACGACTACGGCGCAGCACTGGCGACAGCGCAAGCCAAGCAGCAGCTTATGAACGCTGCCCAGCAGCAGAATAAGACTGTAACGCCGGAGATGGCCGCCCAGATCGATGCGGCAGCGCAGGCCTATGGGCGGGCGACGGCAGCGGCGGAACAGCTTCAGGAGCAGCAGGACAACGTAAGGCGCTCGGCAGAAGAAGCCCTTGGCACCGCCCGCGACGTGACCAAGGGGCTTATCACCGACCTCGCCAGCGGCAAGAGCGGCGCGGAAGCCCTGTCTAATGCGCTTTCCAAGATCGGCGATGCGATCTTGAACAACCTTCTCGACAAGGTGTTTGACCTGAAGAACTTCACCAGCAACGGAAGCGCCGGCGGTGGTTTCTTTGGCGTCATCGGTTCCCTGATTGGCTTCTCCGGTGGTGGATACACCGGCGACGGCGGGAAGTATGAGCCGAAGGGCATCGTCCACGGTGGCGAGTTTGTCGTGACGAAGGAGGCAACCCGCCGCATAGGCGTCCAGGCGCTCAATGCAATGAACTATGGCCGGGTGCCCGGCTACGCCGAAGGCGGCTATGTCGGTAACGCCCCGGCACTCCGCAAGCCTGACCTCGTGGCCGCGAACGGCAATACCGCGCCTGCCGCGCCCGTAAACATCAATACGAACGTCACCGTGAATGCCAGCGGCGGAACGCAGGACCAGAATGCCGACCTTGCGGCCCGCGTCGGCAAGCAGGTGGAACAGCAGTTGAAGGGCATGGTGCAAGAGCAGATCAGGCTTGCCTCACGTCCCGGCAACTTCATGAATACCAGGAGCCGCTAAGCTTCTGACGCAACTTAAGCTAAACGACAAGTGGGGATTCACTTCAGGAATAAAATCCTGTATAACCGGTGTTATTGGATTTTTTTAGCGGATCAACGCCGTTGCGCACGGTTTTCGCTATAACAAGAAGAAGCCCCCGGCAATGTGCTATTTGCCGAGGGCTAGGAATGCTGCTTCTGATTTCAGCAAGGACATTAATAGGATTAAATTCCTCTTATGTCAACTCTGTTTCGGTAGCTCCCTTGCGGAGTGTCGTTAGCTCCACGAGGACCATACTGGCCTTGAATGCGAGGGCGATACCGGGAACATGACCGGCGCTATCAGTCAGCCAGAGACGAACGGAAGATCATGCTGACCGGCTCCCCGATGGAGAACATCGGACGCTTCAGCGGGTTATCGCCGCACCGGGAAACCGCGTGGAATGGATGCAATAAAAGATGGACGCAATGTGAAACGCTGACAGGATCAGCAACCACAACGTCCAGTCACGTATCGATTGAAGGAAAGTCGAGCGTGGCGCTTACCGCTTTGCCCGCAAGGGCAGGATATCGGAGTGCTGCTAGGCAAATGGAAGCCGC